ACGCCGGTCTCTGATCAGATGCAAAACGCCTATCGTCAGTATCACAGCAGTATTGTTGTGCCGGAATCATCGTCGCTCAGTTCGTTGCTCAAAGGATAAGACTTCGTGATACCATAGATGTATGCGCGAACGATCATTGTTGAAGCCCGAGTTTACCGACACGCTCAGACCTGATCTCCAGTATACATACGTCACGACCATCGGTTCTCGTGTCTACGCACGGGCACGTAGCGCCGATGGTCGTGCGGTATTTGTGGAGTCTCAGTATAAACCCACCTACTATCTGCCTGTAGACGTCTACACCGGTGACGCCTCATATGACGGGCGCCCACTACAAGCTGTCCAGTGCCCATCCATCCGTGATGGCAAAAAGTTCCTCGAAACGCATCCCGACGCATACGGCTCGATTCAGCCCGAGTATATGTTTCTTGCGGACGCGCTCGGTGCCACGGAGATGCAGCCAGATACGGAACGTCTGCATATCTGGAACATCGATATCGAAGTGGATTCCGAAACTGCGTTCGCGCCGCCAGATAATCCATTCAACGAAGTCACGGCGATTACCGTGATGTGGAAGCGCGCCGGTGAATCGGGAACGATTGTCTACGGCACAAAACCCTACATCGCAGACGACACGATCACCTATCACGAGTGTGCGAACGAGGATGATCTGCTCTCGAAGTTTATGAAAGATTGGCGCGGGGGCGGCGACTATCCAGACATCGTGACCGGCTGGAATATTCAGTTCTACGATCTACCCTATCTGGTGAATCGCATGATGCGACTCTGGGGCGGTGTGGAACATGTTCAAGATCTCTCACCGTTCCGTCAATTGACCACGCGTCAGATGTGGATCAATACACGTGAGCAGATGGTCGTGGAAATTCGTGGCGTGACGATCCTCGACTACTACGAACTGTATCGCAAGTTCACATTCACGCAGCAGGAGTCTTACCGACTCGATCACATCGCGCACGTGGAACTGGGCAAGCGGAAGCTGTCCTATGCGGAATATCATTCACTCTCGCGGCTCTATCAGGAGAACTATCAGAAGTTCATTGATTACAATATTCAAGATGTCCAGCTTGTCGCGGATCTCGATGACAAAATGAAGTTGATCGATCTCGTGTGTGCGCTCGCGTACAGTGCGAAGGCGAACTTCACGGATACGTTTAAGCAAGTGCGTTTGTGGGATGTGATGATCTATCACTATCTTCGCGCACAGGGCAAACAGATTCCGCCGCGTAGAAATGTCGAGAAGACCGAGCAGTATGCCGGCGCGTATGTCAAAGATCCCCAAGTCGGGCAGCACGAGTGGGTCTGTTCTTTCGACGTCGCCAGTATGTATCCACACATCATTCGTCAGTGGAATCTCTCACCCGAGACACTGATGGATCGTCGCACAGTCAACAAGTTCACCGTCGATCAGCTTCTGAGTCGGAACATCGATACGCAACTGTTGGTCGGCGAGAGTGCGGGCAACGACAACGCGCTGGCAGCGAATGGTCTTCAGACATCACGGAGTGTGGAGGGGTTTCTGCCCGCCATGCTCAAGAGCTTGTACGACGAGCGTATGTGTTTCAAGAATCTGGCGACAGAGTCGAAGAAGCGGCGCGAGTTGCTCGACAAGTCTGATCCGCAATACGCGGTGCTGACCAGGCAGATCGCTGCGTACAACAATCAGCAGATGGTGCGTAAGGTAAATCTCAACTCGGCATACGGAAGTCTCGGCAGCAACTACTTCCGCTTCTATGATACGGACATGGCCGAAGCCATCACAGTCACGGGTCAGTATGTGATTCGTCACGTGGCAAATCGAGTGAATGCGTTTCTCAACAAGACGTTCTCGACGGATGAAGACTACGTGGTCGCGTCAGACACGGACTCGATTTATGTGAGACTGGACCGTGTGGCACATCGCTACAACAATCCTGATGCGGGCAAGACGGTAGATTTTCTTGATCAGTTCTGTGAAAAGGCCATGTTGAAAGTCGTCAATCGGGCATTTGACGAGATTGCCTCGTATCTGAACGTTGCCGTGCCCTGCTTGACGATGTCACGTGAGGTCGTGGCCACGCGTGGTGTCTGGACGGCGAAGAAGCGGTATATCCTCGACGTTGCGGACACGGAAGGTGTACGGCATACGACGCCGAAGCTCAAGATGATGGGCATAGAAACAGTGAAGTCGAGCACACCAGCAATCTGTCGCCAGATGCTCACCCATGCGCTTACCCTGATGCTACGCAAGACGCAGGAGGATGTCTGGGACTATGTCTATGCGCAGCGCGACGTCTTTGGTCGAGCGCCATACGAGCAAATCGCGTTTCCACGATCCGTGAACACGCTTGCTAATTATGATGGAGACTCCAGAAGCTTGCCCATCGCCGTGCGTGGCGCCATGGTCTACAACGCACATGTCGGGCAACTGGGCGGTAACTATGAACTCATCAAGCCGGGGCAGAAGATCAAATTCGCGTATCTCAAAGTGCCCAATCGATTGAATACGAATGTGATCAGTGCGCCCGATGGCTGCCCGTCTGAATGGCAGATCGAGTCCATTCTCGACTATCAGACACAGTGGGAAAAGTCATTCATTGAACCGCTACAGGCAATTCTGTCCTGTATCGGATGGAACACGGAGAAACAAGATGTCCTCTTTTAATCTGACGTCGCCGCTATTCTGGGTCGGGTCAAAACGATGGCAAGTGCCGTACATTCGTGCGTTGTGGCGTGGGCACGAATCGCGTCGCTACGTTGAGCCGTTCTGCGGTGGACTCTCGATGGCACTGGGACTCGAACCGAACGTGGCGCTGATCAATGATGCGAATCCCTATCTGATCAACTTCTATCGATGGCTACAGCATGGCTGGGAGTATCACGAGTCAGATCGTCTGCCCAATACGCCGGAGATGTACTATACGATCCGTGATGCCTTTAACGCGAGGCTCTCACACGAGACACTCGACGATGCGAAACGATTCTACGCGTTGAATCGTCTGGGCTATAAGGGCTTGTTTAGACTCAACAGTCAAGGCAAGCTGAATACCCCATATGGGCATCGTCGAGGCAGCGCATTCGATGATATTGGCGCTCCAAACTACACCGCATATCGTCATGTGATGGAGACGTGGGCGTTCAGGAGTGGTTCATACGCGTCGATCGAACTGCGTCCTGATGATTTTCTGTATCTCGATCCACCCTATGATACCGAGTTCACCAAGTATCTCGCAGGAGGTTTCACATGGAACGATCAAGTGGCTGTCGCGGAGTGGGCGGCCGCACACTCTGGGCCTGTCGTTCTCTGTAATCAAGCCACACCGAGGATCATGCAACTCTATCAAGATCTCGGATTCGATCTAAGCTTCGCGAATCGCGTCGAGCGTATGCGGTCATCGAATATGTCTTCGGCGCGAGAAGTCATCGCGACACGAAATCTGACTCTGTCTCAATCCACACTCTGCTAAGGAGCTATTATGTTTCGCCCTATTCTGTTCGTCGTTGGTCTCACACTATCATGCGTCGCTGCGTTCTACTCGGTCACGGGTCTGGCGTTTGTCTTCGCCGGCGCATTCTGGCCCGTGGTCGTCATGGGCACCACACTGGAAGCTGCAAAGGTCGCCGCCGCGTCATGGGTGTTTCGATACTGGAAAACTGCATCAAAACCCCTTGTCGTGTATCTGAGTCTCGGTGTTGTATTGACGATGCTCCTCACCGGCATCGGCATCTTCGGATATCTCTCACGTGCGTATCTGATTCAGCAAGCACCCATTGCGCGTCTTCATGCGGAGCGCGCCCTCATCGAGCGTGATGTGATCACTGCGCGTGAGGTGTATGCGCGAGACGATGCGCGTCTTAAGGAACTCAGTGCAGGGCAGACGACGGATAGTCTTGTCAACAAACTCGCGGAGAGTAATCGTCTCTCTGGGCGCAACGGCGCACTATCGCTCCTGCGACAGCAACAGGAACTCCAATCACAGGCGCGAGAGACGCTGGCGTATTCTTCGGATAATCTTGGCGCAATGGAGAAGACCGCGGCGGCATTGGACGCGGATATTGCAGAGGCGAGTGTTGATGTCGGACCGCTGATGTTCGCCGCGAAGGCCTACTACGGCAACAGCGATCTTACCACGATGGATCGCGTCGTCACGGTATTCATTCTCATCATTCTGGTGATCTTCGATCCGATGGCGATTGCGTTGCTGCTTGCCGCACAGTCAGAGTTTCCGTCACGCATGTTCGATCAGAGTATGGATTCGGAGACACAGACTCCGATCGCTGATACGCCGGCGCAGGCGCGTACGCCGCATGAGGATGCTGAGTGGAATGCCCTCGTAACGAAGGTCTCGGATCAGATTGATCGTGAGCAGTTAGACGAGTTAAACGGGCATCCAACACATCATGACAGTGATGCGCCCACTCGACACTCATCCGATGTTTTCCGTGATTTGAGTGAACAAACGATGCGTGGGTATGAAACTCATGAACCGACGTCGGTGATGGAAATTGATGCATCGACGGATACCGAAGATATTTCACCGGCTGAGTTGCCAAGACAATTGCCGCTCGAACGACCGAATATGCGAGGACGCCGTTCGCGGACTGCGCCAAAACAATAACGTGATACAATAGTCAGAGGAGATACTATGTCGAAATCATTTTTCAAGACATTCATCGCCGACTTGGGCGATGTTGATACTGTAGTTGCGAGTGAAGGCACCTCGTCCGCTGAGTTCACTGGCTATATCGATACGGGCAGCTACACCATGAATGCGGCACTATCGGGGAGCATCTTTGGTGGGATGCCGAATAACAAAGCACTCATTCTCGCGGGTGAGTCGACCACGGGCAAGACATTCTACGCACTGGCGCTGGTGAAGAATTATCAGCAGCAGTATCCCGATGGGCAAGTCATCTACTTCGACACCGAGAGTGCCGTCACGAACAGTATGCTGACTGATCGAAAGATCGATCTCACGCGTATTGCTAAGTCTGAACCCGATAGCATCGAGAAGTTCCGCTCAGTGGCCTCGAAGATGCTCGACAAGTATCTGGAATTGCCTATCGAGAAACGATTCCCGCTGTTGATGGTACTTGACTCACTGTCTGCGCTGCCGTCGAAGAAGGAGACGGAAGATATCGCGAATGAGAAGGACGTCCGCGATATGACGAAGGCGCAGTTGATCAAGGGCGCGTTCCGTGTGCTGCGTCTGAAGATGGCGAAAGCCAAAGTGCCACTCATCATTACGAATCATCTGTATGCCGTTATTGGCGCGTATTTTCCCACCAAAGAAATGAGCGGAGGGTCCGGCGCAAAATACGCTGCGGACACGATCGTGTTTCTCTCCAAGAAGAAGGAGCGCGACAGCGACAAGGACGTCATCGGCAATATTGTGACAGCGACGATGATCAAGTCGCGACTGACGAAGGAAAACGCCAAGGTCGGTACTCGCATCCTCTATGATGGTGGATTGGATCGTTACTATGGATTGCTCGAATACGCAGAGGAAGCTGCTGTCGTGAAACGTATTGGCAACAAATATGAATTCCCGACTGGTGAAAAGGTATTTGAGTCGGCCTTGCTGCGCACACCAGAGAAATACTTCACCGAGGATGTGCTGAAGTCGATCGACACGTATATGCAAACGCAGTTCAAATATGGCAACATGCCGAGTGATCTCGACGTCCTTGAGGATACCGATGTCGAGTAACATTCTGAATAGCGTCCATGCTGTACTCGTGCCCGTGGATAAGGGTGACCCGATTCTCGGCATCGAGATCCTCGAAGGACCGTATCAACACATTACGTTCTCCTTTAAGAAGTTCATTGTGATGCGCGAGCGAATGGAAGACGGGATGGTGCCGACGAAGTTCGAGACCGAAATTCACAGCGCACCAGAAGGCTTTGTTCCCGATGAGGATTTTGATCTATACTGTTCAGAGGTGCTACTCGCGTGGCTGAGTTTCATCTCGACGGCCAATTTTAGTGATTTGATCAAAGCGGAGACCCGAGGCGTACACTGATGGATTTCAAAGAGCAGACACTCTTGCGGCAAATGCTCTCGTCAAACACGATTGCGGAACGCGTACTTCCGTATATGAAGACAGAGTATTTTGCCTCGCAAGAGTGTGCGACGATCTATACCGTGTTTCAGGAGTTCTACGAGAAGTATCATACGCTGCCGTCATTTGCGGCATTACGGATGAGTATCGAAGAATTGCCGAATCTGTCTGAGCGGGAGTCCAAGTCGACACTCGATGCCGTAGTGACACTTGAGCAGACACCGGTCCTTGATGCCACGCAAGACGATTTTCTGATTGCGGAAGCTGAGAAGTATTGTCAGGACCGCGCGATATATGTGGCGTTGCGTAAGAGTGTCGCGATGCTCGATGATGAGAAGTCCACGCCTCACGCGATTCCCGATATTCTGCGAGATGCGCTGGCTGTCTCATTCGACACGCATGTCGGCCATGATTTTCTTGTCGATGCGGAAGCGCGATATGACTTCTATCATCGCGCAGAGTCACGTATTCCATTTGACATCGATGTCTTTAACACGATCACGAAAGGTGGCATTCCGAAGAAGACACTGAACGTCGTCCTTGCCGGCACGAATGTGGGCAAGTCGCTGTTCCTTGTCCATATGGCCGCAGCCTGTTTGCGCATGAGCAAGAACGTCCTCTACATCACGCTGGAAATGGCGGAAGAACGTATCGCAGAACGTATCGATGCGAACACGATGAATCTGCCAATGGATGATGTCGTGGCGCTGCCTCGCGCACAGTATATGCGGAAGATCGAATCGCTGCGTCTCTCGTCAACGGGTCGCGTCATCATCAAGGAGTATCCCACTGCTGCGGCACACGTGGGGCACTTCCGTGCGTTGTTTCAGGAATTGCGGGCGAAGCAAAACTTCGTGCCAGATATCGTCTACGTGGA